TAAGGAGAAATCGTGGCCAAGTTTGTAGCTACCGATTACAACATCACAATCAACGGCGCAAGCTTTAGCTCAAGCCTTGCAGCCGCGACCCTAGACATCACCGTCGAGGAGCAGGACACCACCGCGTTCGGTAACACCGCTCGCACTCGTGTCGGTGGCTTGCAGGACGCTTCCCTATCGCTTGACTTCCACCAGGACTTCGGCGCTACGGCAGTTGACGCAACCCTGTTCCCTCTACTTGGCAGCTACGCAACCGTCGTAATCAAGCCAACCAGCGGAACCGTTACCGCCACCAACCCTACTTACACCGCGCTTTGCTTGGTAACTCAATACCAGCCATTCGCGTCATCTGTAGGCGACCTAGCAACCCTTTCCGTTAGCTGGCCTGTATCCGGCCCAGTCGTTCGCGGAACCGCAGCATAAGGAAACTAAATGCAAATCAACCTACAAGTAACCTTCGTTGACGAATCGGTAAAGGTAGTCAAGGCTATCGCCGCTGATCTAGTTGCCTTCGAAACTAAGTTCGACCTAAGCATCGCCCGCCTTGAGCAGAACGTGAAACTAACTCACCTTCTGTTCTTGGCGTGGCATGTTGAGCATCGCACCAAAGCCACAGCGCTAGAGTTCGAAGCTTGGGTTGAGAGTGTCGAAGCTATCGAGGCAGCTGCAACAAAAAAATAGCAGGGCTAGGGGACGACTCGGCGCATTGGCATTTAGCGACCCTAGCTTATGAATACAAACTAAGTCCGCGCGAACTAGCCTTGCTCGAACCGCGTATGCTCTGGACAATGGGCAGGTATCTCGAACACCTAAACCAGCGACAGCGCAAGCGGTAAACTTGTAGGGATAGGAGTCGCACAATGCTAGAAGTCCCTGAGATAAACCAGGCAGAACTAAAGCGCGTTATGCGTGTCCTAAGAGAACTCGACCCGCAGATTGTAAAAGACTTGCGAACCGAACTAAAAAGCAAAATCAAACCTGTAGCTGATCAGGTTGCCGCAGCTGTCCCAATCGAAGCACCGCTAAGCGGGATGCGCAACAACGGCCCGCTGGCATGGACAGGGGTTCGCGCAGCTGTCGGATTCACGCCGTCGAAGAAACAAGGTAGCTCTATCGTGAGCGTCCGTATAAACCCGCTACAGGGCAAGAGAGGACTCTACCTAGCAGAACTAGCAGGGTCGAGGAGTTCGGGCGTTACAGACGCCGGCAGGAACCTTATCGCGGTATTGAATGAGCGTAAGCCAATGAAGGGTAGGGGCGGTCGTTTCGCATACGCACAATTCCGTATGCAGCGCCCCGACGTTGTGAGAATCGCTACAACTATTCTCAACAAGACTTTCGCAGATGCCGAACGGAGATTAGCTAGTGGCAATTAATCTAAATGTCATTTCAAAGTTTGATGACAAGGGAATAAAGCAAGCTAAGGGCGAGACAGACAAGCTTAGCTCTACCCTAAAAACTCTCGGTGGCGTTCTAGTTGCAGCCTTCTCGGTAAAGGCAATCGCTGACTTCACCAAGGAAGCTGTCCTAGCGGGCGAGGCTGTAAAGACTGCGAACGCAAGAATCGCAAACATCGCAGATTCAATGGGCATCTTCGGGACTGAGGCCGACAAGGTAACCCAAAGACTCATTGACTACGCCGAGGCAAACGAACTTACTGTCGCTGTTGACGCTGAGGTTATCAAGGCAACCCAGGCAAAGCTTCTCACATTCAAAGAACTAGCCAACACCGCAGACGAAGCAGGCGGGTCGTTTGACCGCGCTACACAAGCGGCAGTAGACCTAGCAGCGGCAGGATTCGGGCAGGCAGAAACCAACGCCATTCAGCTGGGTAAGGCGCTCAACGATCCCATCAAGGGAATCACCGCGCTAACTCGTTCGGGTGTTACGTTCACCGAATCCGAGAAGGAACTAATCAAGACTCTTGTCGAGTCCGGTGACACGCTTGCCGCACAAGACATGATTCTCAAAGCCATCGAAACTCAGGTGGGTGGGACTGCTGCCGCAACCGCTGACGCTTCGGTGATTATGGGGCTGGCGTTTGACAACATTAAGGAAACTGTAGGCGTTACGCTAAGCAACGCGTTTGACACCTTAAGCGCTTCGCTCGTGCCACTTATCCAAACTTGGATGCCACAGCTAGAAGCATTCCTAACAAACACCCTGGGGCCTGTAATCAACAGAGCAGCTGAGGGCTTGGCGGGATTCATTGACGGAATCGGTAACGGCACAATAACAGTCGGCACGTTCCTAGAGTCTTTGATTGAGATGCGTAACAAACTTATCTTGGCCTTTATTGAAGCCTTGCCGAAGATAGTGCAAACGCTTGTCTCAATGGTTCCTCAGATACTTGACACAGCCATCAAGCTATTCACTTCACTCATTGACGCTGTAATCAAAATCACGCCGATTCTGATTCAGACAATAGTTGACCTACTGCCAGTTCTAATCAAGTCAGTTTTGTCGCTGCTTCCACAACTAGCCCAAGCAGCTGTCAAACTATTCACCGCAATCGTTGAAGCGCTACCGAAGATAATCCCACCGCTCATTGAGGCCATCATTGACCTAACGCCGGTGATCGTAGACACGCTAATTCAGATGCTGCCCACAATCATTGACGCGGCATTCAAGCTATTCAGCGGTTTGCTAAGCGCGTTCTACAAGTCAGCACCCGAACTAATCGCGGCGCTCGCAGGGTTACTTCCAAAGCTACGTGACACAATCTTCAACTTCATTCCTAAGTTCTTCGAGGCTGGGTTTGAGATTATCAAGGGACTAGCCAAGGGTATTGTCGAGAACGGCCCTAGAGTTTTGGGCGATGCCATTACTGGCGTTGTGAACGGCGTAATCAACACAGCCAAGAACTTGCTCGGTATTCGCTCGCCATCAAAGGTCTTTACCGAGTTCGGTGAGAACATCGGCCAGGGTCTTGTTAACGGTATGACCGTAATGTTCAACGGTGTGAAGGCAACAGCCAAAGAGCTTGCAGCACTCGCCGCCGCACCGACAGCCGAAACCCTAAAGAAGCTAGGCATCACAAGCACGTACACAGGCTACGGCGAATCGGTATTTATCCCAACGCTGAGCGGTGAGCAGTATGACGTTGGCATGGCTACTAACGATTTAAACGATGCCTACAAAGCCGCGAACGCAAAAACAGTTTCGGCAATGAATAAGATTCAACAGGAAATGTTTGGCACTAGCTTCCAACAGCACCTAGACAACATCACAGGGCAGAGAACGCTATACAACCCCAAGACGGGAATGTCTCAAACAATCGGAGCCAGCGACCCACAGTCCCTAGAAGCGGCAGTTGCTAGAGCGGTAGCGGATGGGTTTGTTCCAAACGTGAAACTCGCAACAGGTGGAATAGTCACAGGGCCAACCACAGCGCTCATCGGTGAGGCAGGGCCAGAAGCCGTCATACCCCTAGACCGCTTGGGATCAATGGGCGGGAACTTCTACATCACAGTAAATGCAGGTATGGGAACTGACGGGGCTGACGTTGGCGCAAAGATTGTAGATGCAATCAAGCGTTACGAACGCAGGTCTGGAAGGGTATTCGTAGCGGCATGAGCCTAAAGGTCGAACTGGGATTCACTAGTGCAGGTGCATCCGCGCCGTTCTTTACCCTGGACAACCCTATTAGCGGTCTCTTAGACAGCACAGAGTGGGTCTTGGGGGGCAGAGAAGTCTTGGTTGATGTTTCCCCTTTCGTTCGCTCGGCTAAGGTCACACGTGGCAAGTCACGCGAGCTAGACAGGTTCAACGCAGGAACGGCCTCAGTAGCGTTCAACAACGAGCTACGCACCTTCGACCCAACGTTTGAAGCGTCACCCTACTTTGGGCAGATTCGACCTAAGCGACAAATCAAAATTACGCTCGATGATGTCTTGCAGTTTGAAGGCACAGTTGATGACTGGGATCTTCAATACGACCAAGGCGGAATGTCTGTCGCGGTATGCAACGCCTTCGATGGAACGCAGTCCCTAGCGAACCTAACTCTTACAGGATTCACAACCGAAGTCGAGTCAACAGGTGAGCGCATTGCTCGCGTTCTTGATGCCGTATCTTGGCCAGCCGATAAGCGCGACCTAGACTTCGGCACACAGACCCTAGAAGCTGACACCGTTGACGATGGCACAAACGTCTACGAGTATCTTCAAAGGGTCACATCGTCTGAGCCAGGTGACTTGTTCATCTCAAAGAACGGTTCTGTGAAGTTCGTTGACAGAACCACAACGGCAACATCGGGCGGGCTAGAGTTTGCGGATGACTCGACAGGTCTGCCTTATACGAACATCTCAACAGTATTCGGGACTGAGCTACTACTCAACTCGGTAACGCTAAGCAACTCGACTAGCGAAGTTCTCGTAACAGACATTGATTCAATCGCGCTTTACGGTGAGATTGACTACAGCATAAACACCTTGCTCGTTGACGATACGGCGATGAGCGAGCTGGGCAATTACCTGCTATTCAAATACGCCGAACCCGAATACAGGTTCGAGGCAATCAATGTCAGCCTGAATGACAAGACAGAGCTAGAGCGCGCTGATCTACTGGCAGTCGAAATGGGTGACGTTGTTCGCGTGACGTTCACGCCTTCGGGAATACCCCCTGCGATTGACAGATACTTAAAGGTCATCAAGCTTGACGTAAGCCTAGAGCCTGGTAACGAGACCATCAGCTTTGGGCTTGAATCACTCACCGGAACGTTCCTAGTTCTTGATGACCCAGAGTTCGGTAAACTAGATGCAGGAAACGCACTCGCCTTCTAAGGAGAAAACATGGCAGGCTTAGGCCGCAGGATTTTCGTAGCTGGAGAAGTTCTCACAGCCGCGAACGTGCAAGGGTATTTACAGGATCAAGCCGTCATGGTCTTTGACGATTCGGCAGCTCGTGGCTCGGCTATCGGCACAGCCACCGAGGGCATGATTGCATACCTAAAAGACACAGACGCAGTAGAGAAGTATGACGGCGCATCTTGGGTAAACATTGCAAGCGCAGGTGACATTACCTCTGTAACCGCAGGAACCGCTCTAACAGGTGGTGGGACTGCTGGCGATGTTACTTTGAACTTCAATTTTGCTACCCCAAATCCAATCACTTCTTCTACTGCGACCGCATACACAGTCGGTACAGCCGATGCAGGAAGGTTCCTACGATTCACAAACGCTGGGACTGTAACGGTCGGAACGGCTACAGGATTTACGGCAGGTCAGCAGGTGCAGATTTTCGCAGACGGAACCGCACTAGCCTTCACCGCTTCAGGGGTCACGCTGGCAGGTGCAGGAACCGCTGGAACAGCAATTACCTTTACAATCGGTGGTCAGTATGAGGCGGTCTCTATTGTTGCGGTAGACACGAACGCATACAGGATTATCGGGAATGTGAGCGCAGCATGAGTTTGATGCTTTTGGGGATTCTGAACTCGCAGGTTTCGGGTGGCGGACTAACCCCTGCTTATGACTTCTTGGAGGCTGTGACTGTAAGCACCAGTGTTAGCTCCATTTCGTTCTCTAACTTAAATAATTATTCAAGTTATAAACATTTGCAGCTAAGAATCTCTAGTCAAGTCACAGATTACGGTGGTTCTGACAATCCATTTATTTTATTGACCTTTAATGGAGATTCGGCCTCAAACTACTCAGATCACAGAATGGGCTATGAGTCTGGTGGGGGTAGAAGCGACTTTGGAACCAGTAGGACATCAATTAGGGCTGGTCGCAACGTTGCGCTCTTTGGCTCACAGCACAACGGCAAATACGCAAGCTCTGTGATTGACATTTTGGATTTCAATAGTTCATCAAAAAACACAACAATTAGATCGTTATCAGGAGCCGAGGCTCTTCAAGATGACGATGTAATGCTATTTAGCGGGGCGTGGATGAATACCTCTTCGGTGAGTTCATTGTTGCTTACGCCATCAGCGGGACTGTTTAGAACAGCAACCAGAGTAGGAATGTACGGTCTAAAAGGATAACCATGCCCACACCAACTTATAATCTGATTACTTCTCAGACCTTAGAATTTCCTATTTCAACAATCACGATTGGCTCTTTGCCAAGCACTTATAAAGACTTGATAGTTGTATGTAACGTAAGCGTAACTGGTAGCGAAAACTTTTTAGGACTTCGATTCAATAGTAGTTCTGCTAATGCTTATAACTTTGTTGCCTATGGGAACGGTGGAAACAGCACTCCGCAAGAGACAGGCGTAAATGCAGCTCAAATTTATTCTTTTATGACTACGACAAAAGGCACGTACATAATTCACTTTATGGATTACAGATCAACTTCTAAGCATCGATCAGCAGTTGCGGTTGGCGGCAACCCCAGTACAAGGGCCACTTCCTTGACTACGCTCAGCTTCAATGACAGTGGCGCAATGGGCTCAATTACACTTCTTGGAGGAGGCGGTTTTAGTATGGCGGCTGGGTCGGTATTTGAAGTTTATGGGGTAATCGGATGACAATGAATTTAGTTTCTACCGTCACAGTCGGTAGCGGCGGGGCCTCTAGCATTGAATTTCAATCTATCCCTCAAATTGGCACTCAAATTTTGATAACAGTTAGCGCAAGAAGCGCCAGCTCAACTCAAATAAACTTAACTTTCAATGGTAGCTCTAGCTTGTATGGGCTTGGCGAAATGCGTGGAGACGGCAGCACCATAAGCACAATTATTAGCACGTCAAGGGCCAATTTATACTTTTTAGGAGCCTCGTTGATTGGAACAGCCAACATGTTTGGAAGCTCTCAAATACTAATAAGCAATTACACAAGTGTAAACCCAAAACAAGTGTTTATTGAATCTGTAAACGAAAATAACGCTCAACTGGCCTACCAGAATCTAATTGCAGGCGAGTGGCGTGGGGATCAGGCAATTACAAGCGTAATTCTTTCAAATTCCTTTTCGGAGTTTACTACTGCTTCTCTTTATGTAATCACAGCAGACTAAGAAGGTAGAATAAAAACATGTCAGATACTCCAATGAAATTAGTCGTAGATCTCTCAAAGCCCAAGGGTGAACGAGAGCAGTACATCCCCTTGACCGATGAGGAAATCGCTCAGCGTGAGCTAGATGCACTCAAGTTTGCTGAGGAACAAGCTCAGCGTGAGGCTGAGGCTCAGGCGAAGGCTGATGCAAAGGCATCGGGGATCGCAAAGCTCATGGCGCTTGGATTGAGCGAAGAAGAAGCTCTAGCCTTGGTTGGTGCATAATGCCAGTAACAAGCGCATCGGTATCTGTCGGAACCACCGCAGTTCAAGTGGCCGGCCCTTCGATCAGTAGCAAGTATGTTTACCTGCAAGACGGTGACTTTGACGGTGACACAATCGTCTATGTCGGCGGAGCTGACGTGACCACCGCAACAGGCGTGAAGCTATCAAAGATCAACACCACCGTATTCCAGACCAATGCAGATGACGCATTGTTTGCTATCTGCTCGGCTGCTGGTGGCTCGGTTCGAGCTGTAACTGTCCTGTAAAATAGTTCCACAACCTAACTTCTTCATAGGATAGGTGCGCTCGATGTCTGACGAATCAAACTCAATTCGTGTTACAAACGCTCAGGTCTATCGAGAGCTTCTCGAAGTAAAGGCCATCCAGATCGAGGCCGTCACAGAGATTCGTAACATGAAGAATCTGCCCGAGAAGGTGTCGGCTATTGAGCAGGAACTTGCTCGCCTAAAGGTAATCGCCGGGCTGACTTACGCCGTCTTTGCGGCTGTATTGACTGGCGTAACTGCTGCTGTATTGAGAGGGTTGTAATGACTTGGAGACACCCATTCGACAAGCGCACAATCACGTCACGCTTCGGTGCTACAGCAAACCGTACAACGCCTCACAGAGGTCTTGACTACGCCCCTAAAGAGCAAACCCCTATCCCTGCGGTTTCTAAGGGCACAGTAAGGCTCGTGCAGTGGTCAGAGGTGCTGGGCTGGGTGTTGGTGCAGACGGCTTGGGACCAGATAAACGGCAAGGCAATCTTTGTTGGTTACTGCCACTTGTTCGAGAAGCCAACCCTAAAGGTCGGGGCCAAGCTAAAGATGGGGCAAGTTATCGGCAAGGTCGGTAACACAGGATCAGCCTCACGAGGCGCACACCTTCACCTAACTATCGGCCCTGCCGAAAAGTCGGTATTCGCAGGTGTCGTATTCGATCCAGAGGAAATCATTGACCAACAGATGAGCTACTGCGATAAGTGCAAGAGATACGATGCCTAGCTGGAAGCACCGTAGACGACTTATTTATTTGAGCTTTGCCCTATCAGTAGGGATGATTACTTTTGGGGCGTTCACGTGGCGCACAGACACTCAGGTAGCATCACAGCTTATTATTGGTGGGGTAGCGCTTATCAGCATTATCTTGACGGCTTATACAGCGTTCGCAACTTTAGAAGATGTAAAACTATGGAAAGCAGAAGAACATGACGAAGATTCCATCTGAGATTCGCCGTTGGATTTACGGCATCATTGCCGCAACAGTTCCCCTATTGGTAACAATCGGTAGCCTGACAGGTGATGTTGCAGGTCACATTATGAATGTTGCTGCCGCTGTATTGGCTATCGGTGGATCAACCTTGGCGATTGCTAACGTAACCGACTTCGATGAGAAGGACGAATCTTAAGTCGCTCGTTGCGGGTAAGTCCACCCCAAACCCCAAACACTTCATCAGACGCTAACGCGTAAGTCAGACATTCGGCTCGCACCGGACACACAGCGCACAATCTTTTGGCTTCGCGATACTGCGACTGCCCATCATCCTTATCGCTGAACCAGGCATCAGGGTCGCTGATACGACAGGGCGGGATTTCGCGTGAGTTATGAATCGCCTTGATTAGGACTTCGTATTCTTTCATAACGCAGACATTACGAGCTTGTTATTGCATCTGTCAAATCGTGCGGAAATGTATAGTCGCGAAGGTGAAAAAAGTATAGTAACCAGGGTGTAAAACGATTATCTTTCGTGACCCAAAGTGCCACCCCAAATCCCCCAACGCTGATTCGTCTCAATCGCGTAGGTGAAACACTCGGCTTTTATTTGGCAGGTATCGCACAGCGCCTTGGCTAACTTCACAGAAGCAGCACGTTTCTCGGGATCGTCAATGTCTTCCGGATAGAAAGCTTCGGGATAATCCTCACAGTCAACGCCGTCATTTTCGCGTATGCTCGCAAGCAAAGCGAAATACTTTGTTTCTGATAAATGTCGGTTCGATGACATAAGTTAGAGGCTAACAGCGAAAGGCAATAAATGGAGCTATACGCACCAGAAAAGTTCAACGAGGCAAAACTACTAGGCGTGTTCGAATCGGGGTCACCTGAGTGGCATGAGGTTCGTGCCAAGGGTATCGGTGGGTCAGAGGTCGGAACGATTATGGGGCTAAACCCCTGGGAGTCTGCCTATTATCTTTGGGCATCCAAGACAGGGCAAATCCCGCCGAAGGTTATTGACAGCTTCCCAGCGTGGTTAGGGACTGAGCTAGAGCCATTCATCCTCGGCCCGATGCTAAACAAACTCCACCCCGATTGGGAAGTCTTTACAACTGGCACGTATCAGCACCCGACTATCCCGTTCCTTCACGCGAACCCCGATGGGCTGGCAAAGGTTGATGGCGAGTGGGTAATCGTTGAGGCGAAGACGAGCCGCAATTACTGGCCCGAAGTCCCACCCGCTTACGTTGCTCAGGTGCAGCACTACCTAAACATCATGGGTTTGAAACGCGCTGTCATCGTTGGGCTAGTTGCCATGGATCCGGTGGAATACTGGATTGAGGCAGATGACTTTGAGCAACGAGTCATCGAGCAGAAGGCATCCGAGTTCTGGGACAGCGTGACTAAACGGGTCGCGCCTTCTTGGGATGGGTCGGAATCAACATACCAGGCGGTTCGCGAAATGAACCCAGAGATTGACGGGGGTGAAGTAGAGATTGATGGCGTTCACAATTTACTTATTGCTCAGGAAGCTTTCGAGCAAGCCGAAGCCGAACTCAGAAAACAGAAGGCGCAAGTCCTAAGTCTGATGGGTAGGGCGCAACACGCTTACATCGAACACGAGGGTCAGCGATTTAGGGTAGCGTCTAGACGTGTAAAGGGTGCGGGCGTTCCGTTCCTTATCGTTCACAAGGGGAAGAGATGACAACGTTTTTCTTAGGGGATGAGGTCACAGTCTCGCGCGAGGTTGGCGATGACATCACTTGGGTCACCGGAAGAATCAGCGGGATTGTCCAAACCGACTTTGGACAGCTAAAGTATTTCTACCTAAAGGGCATTGACCATAGCTTTTGGATGTCCGATGGGTGGAAATTCGCGAGTGAAATAGAAGGGGAAGATGATGAGATTTGACTTATCAAAATACGCCACAGTTGCCGAGCGTCTAACACAGGCACACATAGACCATCCCGACATGAGGATTGTCACCGAGGTCGTGGACATCGCAGGCGAGATAGGTAAGACCCGTTGGGTTGTGAAGTCGAGCCTTTACCTAACGGCTGGCGATCAAGCAGCGAACCTGCCGAAAGCCACAGGCTACGCGTTTGAGGTTGACGGCACAGGCGGGGCAAACGCTACGAGCGCTTTAGAGAACTGTGAAAGCTCATCAATCGGGCGTTGCCTCATGGTCGCTGGGTATTCGATGAACAAAGACCCGAACACCCTGGCATCACGTGAAGAGATGACCAAGGTTGCTAACGCCGCACCGGACTGGAATGAGCTGGCTGATAAAGTTATGAATGTCGAGCAGGCGCGTGACCTATACGCAAAAGCGAAGGCGGCTAAAGCATCGCCAGAGGTGCTAGACAGGTTGAAAGACATTGGCAAAGCACTCAGTCTTGGAGGCAAAGATTCGTGAACTCGAAGAAGCCTTTAGAGAAGCGTCACTCAATGGCGACATCGAGCGCGCTCAAATGTATAACCTTGAACTCATACCTTTACTTGTAAGGCTTACAGATGCTATCGGAAATTCAACAACAGATCGCCGAGCTAATAGCTGAAAACTCAAAAGGCGCTACGGCGTTGTTTGAGACAGAGACGGCACTAGCCGAGGCAGAATACGCACTTGACACCGCAGAAGCCAAAGCGTTTCTAAGCGCGGAAGGTTCGGTAGCCGATAGAACTGCCATAGCCAAGCTGAAATCGTCTGAGGAACGCTTACAGCGCGATTTAGCTAAGGCCCAGCACAATCGAGTCAAGGTCAAAATTCGGCAGATTGAGACGGGGCTAATGGCGCTCGGGACACAGGCGAAACTAATAAACGTCGAAACTAGAATGT